CCTTGGATTGGTGTGCCCGATGCATCTGTGTAGAATGTGGGGGTACCAAATGTTTGAGTCAATTCTCTCTGTGATGAAACTAGAAAAATTTGATTTGCGTTTGTTGACAGGGTGCCTGCGGCAGTGCCTGTGCCTGTGCCTGATGTTTTGTTTTGGGCAGTGGCGACCACTACTAGTGGTACTGCTCCTGGGATACCGGGCACATAGAATGATTCATCTACTACGGTAACCTCTACTCCTGGTGATATTAAAGCCATTTGTCTTTTACTCCTTGTTGCAAATATTTACCACTCATGGGCTGATTATTACAATCATTTTAAAGAGCGTCAAAAAGGTACGCATAAATATGTGCGTGCTTAATGGAAACGGAAACAAGCGACCACTGTGTCAAGAATGCAACAGCAAGCCAGCTGCCTACAACTATCGTCGTGGCGACAAAGTGTACTACAGAAAGAAATGCGATTCCTGTATAAGAAGTTCCAACACTTCCGCCATCACAACACCTGCATGGCAACGAGCAGGTTATTCAAAAAAGAAGTCATGTGAAATGTGCGGTTTCACAGCACAGCATCCCTATCAGTTGGACGTATATTATGTTGATGCCAACATGAACAACAACAATCAATCCAATCTCAAAACTGTGTGTGCTAACTGCAACAGATTGATGCATGCCAAAAAGTCAGGCTGGCGTCAAGGCGATCTCACTGCTGACTATTAATAATTGTCTTTATGTTTTGCTGTAACACTTGAACTGTGTCATCATTTGCTATTGTGTGATCAAAATCTGAGTTTGCCCATGCCCATTCAGACGGGTGAGTATCTTTGGGTTCAACACCATGATATTTGTAGTGATCAAACCACAGTGGATTTTCACCTCTCTTCACACACCACACAGAACCACCCACGGATTTGATCATATCAACTTCGTTGGGGAAACGAGTGTCTGGAATCACCCAATTGGTTGTGGGATTTTCTTGGATTTTCTTTTTGACCAAACTCACCCATATGCCATCATAAAATCCTTGACGCATGCATTCTGTGCCAAACACCTGGAGCACATATCTGGGTGTGATGTCTCGGCCTAATTCTTGTGACCAAAATGTATCAGGACGTTCCCGCCATGCTCTTGACTGTGGGGTCACACCCTCCAGCATTGGTCTGGGCCATTCAAACATTTCTGCCACAGCATCTTTGAGTTTGTCTGCAAATGATATCTTTTGGAAATTGTGTTGATCAATGAGATAGTCAGCCACTGTGCCTTTGCCAGAACCAATGAGTCCACATATGCCTATGATCATTAAAACAATTATACGAAAATTTTAGCCAATTGTAAAGGACAAAGGTGTGCCACCTTCTGCATAGTTGCCAATTTCTTGTTCCAACTTCTGCATTTCATTCATGCCTTCATTCTTGAGAGTGTCACCATTGAGTGATCCGCCGCCTTGTGGACCTGCAATGGTTTGAAATTTTGAACGAGCTTCGCCTAATGTAAATTTGCTTACAGCCAAGGTGTATTCTCTAATCCACGGTTTGGCATAGATGTCACTTAATAATATAAAGTCCGGACGATAGTTGTACTGTTCGATCAACACAGTTTCTGTGAATCGCTGGCGTCTAAAAATTGTAAGCCCTCTGGTGGGTTGATCCCATTTGAAGTTGATGAATCCACCAAACATTCTAGCCACTAATTCTTGATAACCAGCAAACATGTCGTATGTGGCTAGTCCGCCAATCCTGCCTGTCTGCAATAGGTACACATTGGTGTAGGCCAATTCAAATGGATCAAATGCTGTGCCACCTTCTGATGATGCAGCTCCTCCCACTGTTCTTCTGTAGATCTTTTTTACATTGATCACTTCAGCAGGCAGTGTGTATGTGGTTTGATTTTCTCTCAGTTCAAGGAAACCATATGATTCTTCCACTGAATTGGATGAACGCTGACGAAACTTGTCCACTGCTGTGGTGAATGCCATTTCATAGTGAGCAGGATCCAATTCCACTTCAATCATGCCATCGCCCAGTCTCAATCTCACATAATCAAAGATTTCTTGTTTGGCGGCATTGATTTGAGCGTCTGTAGTAGAAGAAAGTCCGGTGTCTGGCATGTGTGTATTTATAGCACCATAAATATACAAAATGCCAAGACTGTCGTTATATAAACCTGAAAAAGGCAATGATTTCACATTCATTGATCGCAACGTAGGAGAAATGTTCCAAGTGGGTGGCACAGATGCCTATATCCACAAGTACATTTCACCCAACGATCAGGGCGAAACCAATGATGCCACACAGCCACAGCGATCAGGTGATTCGCTCAACGAATTGGCCATCCAGGACATGCTGTTCCTGGAAAACAGAGATCGCAAGTATGATCCTGATGTGTATCACACTCGTGTGATTTATAATGTGTCAGACATTGATTTTGATCTGTCGCAGTTTGGACTATTTTTACAAAATGATCAACTGTTCATGACATTTCACATCCGTGATGTTGTGGAAGCACTGGGCAGAAAAATCATGGCAGGTGATGTGATTGAATTGCCACACCTCAAGGACGACTATTCATTGGATGGCACAGACACAGAATCGCTCAAGCGATACTATGTGGTTGAAGATGTGGGCAGAGCCGCAGAAGGTTTTTCCAAAACATGGTGGCCTCATTTGTATCGTGTGAGGGTCAAAGGCATCACAGACGCACAAGAATACAGAGACATCCTGGGCGATGCAGACGAGAATACATCACAGAAATCTCGTGACAAAGAATTAGAAATCAATCAAGCCATATTAGATCAAGCAGAAGCAGATGCACCACAGTCAGGCTACAACACCAAACAGTTACATGTGATGCCCACAGACGAACAAGGCAAAGTAGCACTTGTGACAGTTGACGAAGACATGCTCACAGACACAGGACACATTTCCATGGATGCTGTGTATGACACACCCACTGCCAACGGATATGTGGAAGGCTATCTCACAGGAGATGCCATACCAGCCAATGGCGAAACCTATTCATTTGGCACTGCATTTCCTGCCAATCCCATTGAAGGCATGTTCTTCCTGCGTACAGATTATGCACCCAACAGACTGTTTAGATTTGATGGCAGAAGATTTGTGAGAATAGAAGACGGAGTGAGAATGAACATGTCAAACACCAGCACACAAGGCACCACTTCAAGAGGTACATGGGACGAATCCACTGCTTATCTGGCCAACGATCAGGTGAACTTTGGCGATGAATTGTACATTGCCAAAACAGCATCCACGGGTCAACGTCCAGGCACAGCAGGAGCCACAGCATATTGGCGCCAGGTGCGTGAAACACAAAAAACAGGATTCATCAACAACACCAATCAAACTTCATTGGATGATGGCACTACAACTCCAGAAAGAGTTGCACTGTCGCAATTGTTGAAACCAAAGGCGGACAATTAATGCAACATTTTTATGATGCTCAAATAAGAAGATACATTCTACAGTTTATTCGTATGATGTCCAACTTCACATATGTCACAGGAAAAAATTCCAAGGGTGTTGCAGAAACTCTGCAGATACCAGTCAAGTATGGTGACATGTCAAGACAGGTGGCCCAGATCATCAGAAAAGGTTCTGAAAACACACTGATACCAGCACCGCAGATTTCTTGCTACATCACTGACCTGAGATATGACAGAGAAAGAATGCAGAATCCATATCACATTGACAAAAAAAGTATTCGTGAACGTGAATATGATGCCACCACAGAATCCTACACAGGAGCACCGGGACAGTCACACACCATTGAACGCATCATGCCCACACCATTTGAACTAACTTTCAATGCAGACATATTTTCAACCAACACAGATCAAAAACTACAGATATTAGAACAAATACTTGTGCTGTTCAATCCTGCTCTAGAATTGCAGACCACAGACAACTTTTTGGATTGGACTTCGCTGTCATTTGTTGAACTCACCAATGTGAACTTCACTTCCAGAGCAATACCACAGGGCATCGCAGATGAGATTGATGTGGCCACACTCACATTCAGAACACCCATATGGTTGTCACCACCTGCCAAACTCAAACGTCTTGGTGTGATTGAAAAGATCATCATGTCAATCTATGACGAAGATGCAGGCATTGTGGACACAGATGGCATCCTGGGCGAATCACTGATTTCACAACAGACACTGACACCTGGACAGTTTGGCTTGTTGTTGTTGGGCAACAAGATGACACTGTTGGGCGCCAACTCAACCACTGCCACAACTCATGCTTCCAACACAGCCAACAGAGTGTTCCAATCACAGTCACAGTATGGCGCCAAAGTGAACTGGACCAAGTTGGAAGGATTGTATTCCAAGACAGTGAGAGCGGGTTTGAGCCAAATCAAATTACAACAATCAACCACCAATGTGAACGGTGATGACATCACAGTGGATGTGGAAGGCACCATTGCCATTGATCCGCAGGATGAGTTCACCATGCTGTTCACAGTTGATTCAGACACTGTGCCAACCAACACACTGAATCCTGTGGATGCTGTGATCAATCCACTCACATTCAACCCAACAGGAGTTGCTGTGGGCACTCGCTATCTCATCACAGAAGACATTGGTTCCAAGATCAACACAGATGGCAAGACTGCTTCTGAAACAGATATTCGTGCATCAGACGATGATGGCACACCGTCAGCAGACACTGTGCCCAACTATGCGGCTGCCTGGGGCACAACCATTGCATCTGCCAACGACATCATTGAAAAGGATTCAGCAGGCAATTGGGTGAGAGTGTTTGATGCTGATGCCAACACACTGTATTCTGATTCTTCCACATATCTTCAAACGCAGTATGTGACAAACCTAACCACAGGTGTGCAGTACAAGTGGACAGGAGCAAATGGTTTTTGGGTGAAATCTTTTGAAGGTTTTTACGAGCCAGGTTCTTGGTCAATTGTGTTTTAGACTATAAAATATTTGTATGAGTGAAATCAC